ATAAAGGCGCGACAGCAAGAGAAATGTTAGGAAGAGTAACTCTTATGTTAGAGAACCTACCTTTCTTTTTACAGCCAGGTTGTAAAGCACTGAATAAAGGTTCAATTGAATTTAGTAATAATTCTAGAATTGTGGCGGCGGCTACATCTGGTTCTTCTATTCGTGGTATGTCTGTAAATCTCCTATATCTTGACGAATTTGCGTTTGTTGAGAGGGCGAATGAGTTTTATACTTCAACATATCCTGTTGTTTCTGCTGGGGAAAATACTAAGGTTATCATCACTTCTACTGCAAACGGCATAGGTAATGTATTCCATAAAATTTGGGAAGGTGCTGTTCAAGAAGTAAATGAATATAAGCCTTTTCGCGTTGATTGGTTTGATGTTCCGGGTAGAGATGAGGAATGGAAAAATCAAACTATAGCAAACACTTCACAAGTACAATTTGACCAAGAATTTGGAAACACATTTATTGGTACTGGCAATACACTCATTGAAGTGGAGACATTACTCTCATTATCAGCAAGAATCCCTAAAAAAAGAATTGACAAGGACAGTGTTTTAATATATAATGAACCGATAGAAGGCCATACCTATACATGTATGGTAGATATTGCACAAGGTAGAGGTAGAGATTATTCAACCTTTAATATAATAGATGTTTCAAGTGACATATTTGAACAAGTCGCAGTATATAGAAATAATCTAATATCACCATTACTATTTCCAAACATAATTTACAAATATGCCAAAGCATATAATATGGCAACTGTTGTGGTTGAATCTAATGATGCTGGCATGGTTGTAGCAAACGGATTATATCACGATCTAGAATATGAAAATATGTATGTAGAATCATTAGTGAAAGCAGATTCTATTGGTATTAAAATGAATAAAAAAGTAAAAAGAATGGGTTGTTCATCATTCAAAGACTTACTTGAAAATCAAAAAATACTTATACACGATGAAAATACTATTTTAGAAATATCTACATTTTCAGCAAAGGGAAATTCATGGGAAGCGAGTGATGGTAATCATGATGATCTAGTAATGAATTTTGTTCTTTTTGGTTATTTTGTAGGTACACTTCATTTTAATGAAATTACAGATATAGAAATTAAAGATTTATTATTTTCCCAAAGAATGGAAGAAATTGAGAATGATGTGCTTCCATTTGGATTTATAGATGATGGGAGAGAAGAAATTATTGTTGATCATGATGCAAGTAGATGGCATGTGCAAACAGAGTATGAAAGGTTCTAAAATACCGTTTATATAAATACAAGTAATTGAACATAACCGTATTATGAAGAACTTATTAATTTACTTGGAAAAGGAAAAGAGAAATGGCATTAACAGCACCCTCTGAATCTCCTGCAATCGTTGTAAAAGAAGTTGATTTAACTAGTGGAGTCCCAAACATACCTACATCTACAGGTGCTATGGTCGGGAACTTTTCTTGGGGTCCATGTGACATACCCACACTGGTTAGCAACGAAGCAACATTAGTCGGAACTTTTGGAAGTCCTGATACAGTTAATACTGTAGACTTCCACACAGCAGCATATTATCTTAGATATTCTAATGATCTATACGTTGTTAGAGATTACACATCAGTAGCAAAAAATGCTTCTGATACAAACGCAAGTAGTATACCACTTGTTACTAATAGAGATAACTTTGACAGTCAAATTGCGGCATTAGCAACAGCAACACATAACTTTATAGCAAAATATCCGGGAACATTAGGAAACAGTATATCAGTTTCTTTTTCTGGACAAGGTGATACAGGTTATGCTACTTGGCCGTATAAGTCATATTATGATGCAGCACCAGGAACATCAGATTTTGCAGCGGCAGCAGGTGCAACAAATGATGAAGCACATATTGCCGTTATAGATGAAGATGGAGCAATTAGTGGAACTGCTGGTACAGTTTTAGAAACATTCCCATTTGTGTCTATTGCACTAGGTGCAAAAACTTCAGACGGAACTTCAAACTATATTTTGAATGTTATAAACACTAGATCACAATATATTTGGATGGCAGGAATTGCAACAGCAACCTTCGGAACAAATGCTGGTAGTGCGCCAACAACTGGTTTAGATTTTGCGGCTGGTTTAGCCGTTGATGTTAATGTATCATTAGTTGGTGGGGTAAATTCAGCAGCACTTGGCACGGCAGATTTTGCAACAGGATTTGATAAATTTGAAGACCCAAATGCTTTGGCTATTGACTTTATGATTGCACCAGGTATGGCAACAGCAGCAGACCATGCAACTGTTGTGAATGATATGATTACAACTGCACAATCAATTCGTAAGGATTGTATGGTACTTGCATCACCAAATCGTGCAGCAGTAGTTGGGCAAACAACTTCAGCGGCGGCGGTCACGGCAATTTCAAGCGCAATGACTTCTAATGGATTTACAAGAAGTTCTTATCTTGCTGTTGATAACAACTATCTAAAAGTTTACGACAAATATAATGATCAATACATTTTTATTCCAGCAGCATCTTCTACAGCAGGTATTATGGCGGCAACAGACAATAATTTTGCTCCATGGTTCTCACCAGCAGGTACACGTAGAGGTCAATATTTTGGTGTAACTAGTTTGGCGTATTCGCCAAATAAATCAGAGAGAGATACGCTGTATAAAGCAGGTATCAACCCAATCGCTAATATTCCGGGCCAAGGCGTATTGCTTTATGGTGATAAAACTCACTTAGCAAGACCATCCGCATTTGATCGGATTAATGTTCGCAGGTTGTTCCTTGTTCTTGAGAGAGCAATTTCAGCAGCGGCACAAAACATTCTGTTTGAATTTAACGATGAGTTTACAAGGGCAGAATTTGTAAATATCGTTGAACCTCTACTCAGAGATGTGAAAGGTAGAAGGGGAATTACCGATTTCAAATTGGTTTGTGATGAAACTAATAACACACCGTTAATTATAGATTCAAATCAATTTATCGCTTCCCTATTCATCAAACCTGCAAGGTCTATTAACTTCATCACTCTTAACTTTGTTGCTGTACGCACTGGAGTTTCGTTTGAAGAAGTTGTTGGCACTTCTGGCGTATAAGATAGCATAGGAGATAAAAAATGGCGATTTTAGGCGTAGACGATTTTAAAGCAAAATTAAAAGGGGGTGGCGCAAGAGCAAACCTTTTTAAAGCAACCATTAACTTTCCAGGATATGCAGCAGGTAATGTTGAACTTACATCTTTTATGTGTAGGGCAGCACAACTTCCAGCATCAACACTGAATGCAATTGAAGTTCCCTTCAGAGGTAGACAGTTAAAAATTGCTGGAGATAGGACATTTGAAACTTGGACCACAACAATCATTAACGATACAGATTTTGGTACAAGAGATGCCCTAGAGCGTTGGATGAATGGTATTAATTCTCATACCACCAACATTGGATTTACCAATCCTCAAACTTATCAAGCAGACCTTTTGGTTGATCAACTTGATAAGGATGAAAGTGTTCTGAAAAGATATATTTTCAGAGGTTGTTTTCCAACTAATATTTCTTCAATTGAATTATCTTATGATACTCAAGATGCTATTGAAGAATTTACTTGCGAGTTCCAAGTACAATATTGGGAAAGTAATACCACAAGTTAACGTATAAATACTTGTGAAAAGTGGGGGGATTCGTTCCCCCACTCAATATAAATTATAGGAATGTTTCATGGCAGAAAATACGGTTTCTCTCTTTGGTTTTGAAATAAAACGAAAGAAGCAAGGTGATAAAGATTCGGAACGAATTAAAAGTGTAGTTGCGCCACAAAATGATGATGGTGCTGGATATATTACTGCATCTGGAAGTCATTTTGGTCAGTATGTGGACATTGATGGTGACAACACCAAAGATAATATCGCAATGATTAACAAATATCGTGGAATTTCTATTCATCCAGAAGTTGATATGGCGATAGAAGATATTGTAAATGAAGCGATTGTAAATAATTCAGATGAAAGTACTTTATCCTTAAATACCGATGATATAGAAGCACCAGATAATATTAAAAAAATTGTTCAAGAGGAATTTGGAAATGTTCTTTCAATGTTTGATGCATCTGAACATGCTCATGATTTATTTAAAAGATGGTACATTGATGGTAGAATTTATCATCACATTTTAGTTGATGAAAAAAATGAAAAAGCGGGTATTCAAGAATTAAGATTTATTGATGCTACCAAAATAAGAAAAATTAAAGAAGTCAAAACTAAAAAAGACGCTAATACAAATGCAGATATTATTGAATCAATTAATGAGTATTTCATATATACCGAAAAACCAGGAAAAACATCAGCGGGTCAAATACAGAATAAAGGTGTAAAATTTACACTAGATTCAATTAATTATGTAACAAGTGGTCTTTTAGACGAATCTAGAAAAAAGGTTGTTTCTCATTTACATAAGTGCATTAAGCCTGTAAATCAATTAAGAATGATGGAAGACTCTCTAGTAATTTACAGATTGAGTCGCGCACCAGAACGTAGAATTTTCTATGTTGATGTTGGTAACTTACCAAAAGGTAAAGCAGAAGAATACATGAAAAATATTATGACCAAATATCGTAACAAATTGGTTTACGATGCTGGTACTGGAGAATTGCGTGATGATCGTAAGCATATGTCAATGCTAGAAGATTTTTGGTTGCCGCGCAGAGAAGGTGGTAGAGGAACTGAAGTAACAACACTTCCAGGTGGTGATAACTTAGGTCAGATTGATGATATCATATATTTTCAAAAACGGTTATACCGTTCATTAAATGTTCCACTGAATAGACTAGAACAAGAATCACAATTTTCCCTTGGTAGAAACAACGAAATTACAAGAGAAGAAGTAAAGTTTAGTAAATTTATAGACCGTCTTCGCAAAAAATTTAGTATGATTTTTTTACAAGTTTTGAAAAAACAATTAGTTCTTAAAAAAATTATAACTGAAGCCGATTGGGATGTTTGGAAAACTAGTATTAGAGTTGATTATGCAAGAGATAATTATTTTTCTGAGTTGAAAGATGCAGAAATATTAAGAGAAAGATTGCAGACGCTTGATATAATGACTCAGTATGTTGGCGACTATTTCTCTAAAGAATGGGTATTTAAAAATGTGTTAAAATATTCAGAAGAGGATATTAAAGACTTGAAATCTCAAGTAGAGGATGAAATAAAAAGCGGAGAAATAGCAGACCCCGCTGATGCTGAAGAAGAGTAAGTATGAAAAATGATATTCTAAAGTATATAATACATCCACAAGGAATTACTGGAACATTAGATTTAAGAGATAATGCTGAGATAGAGTTTCCTTTTAACACAATAAGTGTTACTATAGGAATAGATTTAGATCAAACTTTTGAGCAGAATAGGGCTTGGAAACCTGTCACTATTGATGGAGTTGATGTTAGTTCTGATTACCCATATTTTAGACCCAATAATTACGTTTGGGAATATACTTCAACAATACCCACAGACCCAATATTCTCTGATGTTGTAATACAAACGTATTCTTCCTCAAATGAAAATACTGCTAAAAATGATATGTGGTCTGATATCAATCAACCAACATATCAAGGAATAAAATTAAAATTAAAAATAGCACCGTCTGATATTATTTTAGGATCAAATTCTGGTGTGGTCATATCATCTGGATCAGAAGATTCATCTACTGGATTAACAGATTCATCTAAATCAAATAGTGTGTTTAGTGGTCTTGTCGCGGATAGTGGTAGATTTAATGATCTTTATGCTGACAGTGCATATTTTAAATATCTCAGGGCAGACAGTGCCGATATAAAATGGTTAAGGGCTGATAGTGTTGATATTATCTCTCTTAGGGCTGATAGTGGATATATAAAACAATTAACCTCAGATAGTGGATATTTTAAATATCTTAGGGCAGATAGTGGATATATTTCTCAATTTAGATCAGATAGCGCAAAAATATCATTCTTGAATGTTCCAAAACTAAGTGGTGATAGTGCAAGTATTCAATCAGAACTTAGAGTGGGCAGGTATGTTTTTGACGCTGGTGAATGGGATAGTAATGATTTATTAACAGATATTAATGCACTTGCTAAAGATGACTTTGGTGGCATTTATTATACTCAACCAGATTCTATAAGTGGTATTAGAGAAAAATTTGCACATGTAAAGTATGACCAGATAGACAAAAAATGGCAATTTTTTCCGAATTTAAATATCTCTGATCTGGATAGTTCTGGTGTCGTTGATAGCGAAAATGCAGTTTCAAAATCATCCAATATGCCTTTTGGAGAAGGTGAGAACGGACAATTTCTTTTCTATGATAAATTTCAAAAAAAGTACGATTGGGATTATATTGTAACAAGTGGTAAATTTGTATTTGATAGTGATCAATTATCAAATGCTCTAAAAAATATTCCTGCTGATCTTGGATCAGATTCGGATAAAGCAGAAAGTTTAAAACAATATTTTGATTATAAGTTTTATAGTCATGGTGATGAGAAATTTATTGAAAGTGGTGGAAATTTAATATTAGTACAGTCTAATATTGATAACCTTAATTCATTTAACAACCACGACAAAATAAAATCTGCGAGGGTGAATAACCAAAATACATACGTGTATTTAGATTCCAATAATCATACATTTAATACTACTAATTTGGATTCTGATAGACTCAATATAACATCTAAAATACAAAAAATTAATAAATCTATTAATGGAGTTTATTCAAATAGTCCTTCACAATCCTATACATTGCAAGCAACATTTAGTGCTGTTGATAGTGAAAAACAAACTGGTGCTATGGGTATATTAGTTGGATTAATAAAATCTGGTTTAGATGAAAAAACATTAACTGTATTAAGAAGCACTAGACAAGACGGTATGTTTGATTCTGATATAGATATGGTAAAAACTCGCGATGACTACCCATTTAATTTTGAATTAGTATATAATGCTGGTCAAGCAGATGAAACTGTAATTAATATGGGTAGAATAGTTGAAGCACCACCAATTAATACTGATGCATCATGGGATTCTAGTGGTCATGTTGTAATTAAGGTTCAAAAAAGAGACTATAGTTTAGTAATAGAAACGAGTCAGTTTGGAGACTCTTCAATTGATCCTCTGACAACGAAAAGAATTGATCTTTATGATAACTTAGGAATTCCCTCAGAAGTAGATTATCTTGATTTAAGAGAATTTGGAAATCCTGTTCATTATGGATTTGCGTTTGATAAAATTTCAAATGCAACAGTGAAAGATATATTATTCTCTGAAGGCGTAGAAGGTTTGAATCAGACTGATGCAAACACTGTTGTAGACTTACAAAATAAAACAGCATACATATATTTTGATAGTGATAAAGCATTAGATTTTGGGGTTTCCAAAGGATATCATCAGACTGATAGTGATGGTTTTGGTGGGCCTATTGTTGGCGGCGATATAATTACTGGTAGACTTTATCATAATCCAGAATTAGGTGCTACTTGGTATCAAGACCCATATTCAACATTTCAAATAGGGCAAGTACAAAGTAAGGCCCAGCAGAAACTCTTAGATGGCGTTAAATTATTCATAGCAGGTGGTTATGATGGAGATAAACGCAGAACAATAGAAAAAGATGATCTTGGGTTAGAAGGCATTGATAATAGTTTTATAAAAAATGAAAAAGGTATAACACTCACAGTTTTTACAGATATTGGTGATTTAGTCTCAACTACAAATTATGATATAGATGCAACGGTTGATACTAGTGGGGTTGTTGCTCAACAAATGGCAACAGATTTAACTGCTTTGAGAAATGGTGGAACTAATAATATTTGTGTAATTACATCTTTTGGTAATTGGAAATATACCGATTCATTTTTAATAGCAGAATTAAAAGAACATGGTTTAGTAAAATTATCAGCGGCTGGTACGGCAGCAATAGGAAATTATCAATATGCTGCTATTTTTCAACTCGGATCAAAAAGTAAAGTTTATGAAGTTGCTGAGTTTGCGGATTCAATAAATCAGGCAATGATAAGAGTTTTCATATTAAACAAAACCTTTTTCTTAATTGGTGGAGAAACTAATAGTAATAGCGCACTGACTAATTTTAGAGGAACTATTATTGCAGAAACTACTGGAGCCAACGATTTAAAATTAAGTGGTGGTGTTATTGCTACCACACCATCAACATTTAACAGTACTGTAAATGTTGCTGCTGGTGCTACAAACGGTATTCATTTTCCAGATGAAGCATTTGCTTCTGATGCTGATGACCAAGCAAGAATATATTTGATTGATAGTCCAAACGCATCTGGGAATCAAATTTTAACAATAGAAGTAAAAAATGACAATACCGATTTAATCAACCTTAGTACTCCAGAGTCTGATGGTAATGGAAAGGGTATGAAAGGGTTACGTCATAATATGAAATCAATATTCTCTGAGGGATATTTAGATATTTCATACGATGACAGTCCTAGTTTGGGTGGAAATTTAAATATCAAAGAGTATAAAATATTTAGTAAGCCTTCAGATGATGAGTGGGAAGGAGATAAACCAACATTTGAGTTTGATTACGATGAAGCAGCAGATGATACAAATAGTACCTTATTATCTAGTTATAATTCAATATATAACTTTTTAGATATTACTAATAACTCAACTGGAAAATATTTTGGAATTTGGAATAATAAAAATCCATATAGTGATACCGTAAATTCTGGAAATTCAATCTTTAGAGTAGATGAGAATGGGGATGTTAATGTAACTGGAGTATTTAATACAGTTACTACAGATGGACTTACGGAAGGATCAACAAACCTTTACCACAGAGATAGTAGAGCAATTATTGCTGTACAAAATAAAATATCTGTAACTACTGTATCAGCGGCTGGTGGGGGTGCATTATCGTGGACACCTTCACCAGATGCTGTTCAAGATGGTATTCTTAATTTTACGCCAGCACTTTCTCATAGCGTCACTACTAGTGATCCTGATGGAAGCACATCTACTTTAGCATATGATGCTTCAACTGGAGCATTTACATTTAAATCTGCAAAAATATCAGATATTGTAGATTCAACACTTGAAAATATTAGTGTGGCAAATGCAACTCCTAGTGGAAATGCAAGTTCTCTTGCATATAATAGTGGTACTGGAATTATTACTCTAACACCAGCGGATATTCCAACAACAGCAAAAACATCTATTTCTGTAACTAATGACGCAAGTAATAGAGAAGCAGGTGGCGAAATAAGTTATGCTGAAGGTACTGGTGTAATAACATTTAAAAAGGATTATCTCTTATCAGTCACTAATGCAACACCATCTGGTACAGGAAGTCTTGCTTATAATGGAACTGGTAGTTTTACTTTCACACCACCTTCTGCTGGTAATGGGTTAACTGTAACGACAAGTGCGGCACAATCTAGAGTACCAGCGGCATTATCACATTCAAATGGAACATTTACATTTAGACCAGCGGAACTATTTCCACCAATATCAATCATAGATACACCATCTATACCATCTCATGGTGAAGGAAGTTTAGCATATGATTCCGCAACTGGTGTTTTAACGCATCTTAGAGCGGCGACAGTAAATCTTTTAAATTTTAGAGGAACTACAGATTCTGATAATGCTGAGTTTGGAAAAGTAGGTACAATTAGTTTTAGTTCTGATTCTAATTATGGAATTGGTACTTTTAAATTAACTCCTGGATATTTTGCTACCAATATAGATTCGTGTCTGGACACTACTTTAACTATACCACATGCTGGGGAAACCATGGGCCAAGTTTCGGCAGCAGTTGTTGCTACGAAACCTTCTGTGATGATGTTGGATAGTAGTGCTGCTATAAAGTTTTCAAATAGAAGAATAAGTTTAGGTGATTTAGTTAATGTGGCAGATAGTGCTAATGCCGCTCTTGGTTTTGTATTAACAAAAACACATCAAGGGTATGCAGATGCTACACCACACGGTTCTAATTTTGAATTTAAAGCACTACCTTCTTCAATAGGATTAACAGATTTAAGTGTTACTGGCCTTACTAGTGCAGATGATGTTAATGGAAATATTGTTTATGACAATACTAATGGAGAATTTTCTTTTAAACCACCATTTTTTATTGGTAGAGTTACAGGCGGTAATGGTGGGACTACTACACCAGATGCACATAATGGAATTGTGACTTTTGCTGCTGATGGCTCAAGTGGTTTAACTGTATCAGCAAGTGGACAAACAGTAACAATTGATGCTTCAAGTGTAGGTGGGTTCTCTGTTGACAATAACGCAAATAATAGAATCGTCACTGCAACTGGTAGTGGCGGTAACGCTGAAGCAAATGCTACTTTTGATGGTTCAACATTAGCGATTGCTGGTGCAATCACTGCAACTGGAAATATTAGTGCAGAAGGGAATGTTATTGCTGCTGCATCATCAGATTTAAGACTTAAAGACAATTTGGAAAAAATTGATAATGCTCTTGAAAAAGTTAGCAGATTAAATGGATATACATTTACTTGGAATGAAAAAGCAGATAAAATTTTCTCATCTAAAAATGATGTAGGTGTTGTAGCACAAGAAGTTGAAGAAGTTCTACCAGAGATTGTTATAGATAGGGCAGATGGTTATAAGGCCGTTTATTATGAAAAATTAGTTCCTTTATTGATTGAATCAATCAAAGAGTTAAAGGAGAGAATTGAAGAACTGGAGAAAAGATAATGGTAAAGTTGAGGATGGTTAATTTATTTGATGCAAATGATCCAGGTCTCAGTTTAGATTCTATAGACGAAGTTTTTCCTTCTGGTAGTTCGGTAAACCACACCTTAACTGATTATTATAGAGGTGGAAGTTATGTCTCAGCAAATGAATCAATTTTAATTCCAACAAGCGGTGAGATATCAATACTAGATTTTCAAGGTGCTGGTGATGGAATAGCAGAACCATTTAGAACACATTGGGGTGCAATAGTCACTGGACAATCTGGGGAAAACATTAGTGCAACTGTTTCATATGATATAACTCCACCAGCGCATTTCGCTGGAAAACATTTTGGATGTATTATTGTTGCTGGCGGTGGGGGTGCTGGAATTGCGCCGGGCGGCGGCGGTGGCGGTGGATCAGTAGTTTATATACCAAAAGGAATTCCATTTAATGCTGGAGATCAATGGAAATTTGAGGTTGGTGCAGGAGGTGCAGGAGGATCAACAGGTGATGGTGCAATTGGTGGTTCAACAAAATTAAAGGTAAAACCAAGTGGTGGAAGTTCTTATGAGGTTTTTGTGCAAGCCAATGGCGGTAAAAGTGGTGATGGTCTAACAAATAATTCTGGCATCGCTGGGGATGGCGGCATTGTTGAATTGTTTAACACGACACACAAGAGAAGTCAAAATAGTATATTCAATGATTATCCAGATAATGATGATATTCAAACTTCAACAGGCGGTGATGGTGGTATTATAGTCGCGTTTGCTGGCGGTGATCACGGCGGCGGGGGTGGTGGAGTAGGTGCATTTAATTATATATTTGGTCCATGGTCAAGTGGAACAGTTTTAGACCCTGTTGGTGGAAAAGGTTTTGGGGCAAGTGGTCAAACTCCTTCTAATGGAAATGGTGGTACTGGAGTTCTTGCTGCTGGTGGTGGGGCAAGAGGTCCAGTAGTATCACCATCAAGTGCAAGTAGTACTAATTTTCAAAGAAATTCTGGTGGAGGTATTTTTGATTCTTCCTACGATATGGCAACAAAGTATACAATGGATAGAGGTATGATTACAGGTGTTGCAGAAACTGGGTTTCAAGACGCCCAAGGTATTCCTTTTGGAACATCTAGCACTGTAACAACTGGAAACATATCAATGAAAAAGAATGTTTTTGTCGGTAATTCAAATACAAAAAATACACGAAATTCTTACTTTAAACTTACAAACACTAATAAAACTGATGGTGCTAAAGATGGTGGTGAAGGTTCTCACTCAAAGGCAGGTGGTCATGGGATTTATGGTGGAAAAGATGGAAATGCAAGAGAAACAGGAACTACTAGTGATGGTGGTTCTGGATCACATGGTAGAATATATAACCCTAAAAACTGGGGTGGTGGTGGCGGTGGTGCTGCTGCATTTGATGGAAGTACAGGAGCATGGGGAGTTTGCGGTGGTCCTGGAATTGCTATGATATTCGGCTCAACACCTTCAGTAGATAGTGCGTTTTTAACGGCAGAAGGAACAGAATTGATTATACCACATATATTTCCCACAGCAGATGGGTATTTTGATAGTGATGGATGGCATTAATTTGAAAAAACTATTTTGTATAAATAACAGTATAATAAGGAGATATTGAAATGGAAGATGACAATTTTGAAGTAGAGAATGAGACTAATGATACTATGGAAGATGACCATATTAATAGTGATTTTGAAGCAGAGATAGAAGATGAGGATATTAATAGTGATTTTGAAGCAGAGATAGAAGATGAGGATTTTGAAGTAAGAGATGAAACTTCTGATATGATTGACGCTATCTATGATGGTAACCTTAGAGTTG